GAGCATCCCAAGTATAATTACGTTCATCTCCATGTTTTAAAGGCATGCCAACTGAACGAGAAATTAATGTCTCTCTAAAACTATTAGCTATATTATCTGCGTAGTATTTACCTCCTTCTAATCCTCTAAAAGATTCTTGAAATTTTTTTTGAGAAGATGTAATATCCCATTTTGGATTATAATCAATTTCGTCCATGAGATGGCGACTAGCTTCTAGTCTTAATAAATTTTTAACTGCAGCAGGGTTTTTCATTTGTGGAGCATAACCATTTATAGAGATAAATGGAGGTTGTCCAGTATCAAATCCACCCTCTGCAGCTCCTGAAATATGTGTATTTCTTTTATAAAAATCGTTTTTTAATACTTCTACTGGATAACCTGCATAACTTTCAGGTATCATTTTACTTATCTTCTTTTTTATTTTTAGCCATTTTAGACTTATCTAAAGCTTCTTTACGCTTTTCTTTTTCAGACATTTCTTTACCATCTTCTTTCTTTTTATTCTTGTTTTTAAAATACTCTAATAACTGTGGTGGCATTTTACCTTTTTTGTTAGCCATTTAGTTTTCTTCCTCCTTTTCTATTGGAATGTCTAAAGTTTGAGTAAACCGTTTAGGTAGATTAGTACCTTTTGTATAAGAAAAAGGTGCTTCATCAGGACGAACAGAAAATATATCTACTCGTTTTTCTCCTGCCATTCTAGTACGTCTTCTTCCTTTGAAAGGACTAGCTTTTTGTCTTTCTCTTGGACTTATAACGTCCCTATCTCTTTTAATACCTAAAGTGTATCCAAGTTTAGTAGAAGGTAAAACCATTTTTATCTATGACTAACTTCTAAAAGGAGTCTAGTACCTACAGCAACGTCAGCTGGTCCAGGTAATGCTTGTATAAACTCTGCACCTTCTCTATTAAATCTATATCTAGCTTGAGCTGGATTTCGATAATTAGGAACATATAAATGCATTGCTAATCTATCAGTTTCATAAATATAAATTTCTGTCCAAGTTTTTAAAGTTTCACGAAAATCTGAAGTTGCAACTGTTCTATCAACATCACCAGCAATACTTTCTATTCTATTTCTTGGAAGAGTATTGTTATTAATACTTCCAGTCATATCTGTACGCTTCTCAGCTTCATCACAACGACCTAACTGCTCAACAATCTTACTGACCCAAAAAGAATCTTGAACATTGTTAAGTGCTTCTTCTAATCGAGCTTGGTCGCCAGCAGGTATTGAAGTTAAGTTATAACCTAAATGCCACCGTACTTTTGACTGTATAAAGGTATCGAGCTTCATTCAAACAAGTAAAATTTACCTGTTACTAGTCTACTCTTACTAAGTTTTCTTTGAATATCTCATCCCAATCTATACGTTTTATACCTCTTAATTGTTCTAATTTTGTAAAACGTTCTCCCGAAAGTGTAGTTTGTAAATCCTTTATATCTCTTGCAGTTTTCAAACCAACCCCAGGTAATGTATCTGCTATTTGTCTAGCACCAGCAGTATTTATATTTAATCTAGTGTCATAAGGAAAAGTTTCTTTATTACTAACTTTTGCTTCTTTATCCCCAGTGGATTTTAAATCTGCTTTTAGTCTCTCTTCTGTCTTAATCTTTTCAGAAGTAGCTCCTACACAAGGTATTAAATCATCATCATTAACATATTCGGCTTCATCATTAGCATTAATTACCATTGAGACTCCTTCTCCATGCTGAGATACCTTTTCTACTATTCCTCCAGTAATTTTGTGTTGATACAACATAATTAAAAAAATTTCTTCTTTAAATAGCTTAACTCAATAAATTTTTCTTGACAATGAAAAAGCGAGCCATAAAGACTCGCCATTTCAACTAATTCTAAAAATATGAATTAAGAGTCTGTACCACCTACTTGAGAAGCAAAGTCGATGAAGGATGAAATATCACTCCATGCAACCTCTGCTGCTGGACGTAAGTAGTTAACACGACAAACAAGGTAAGCTGCCTTACCTGCAGTGATGTCATCTGCAGATATAGAAATACCATCACCGTTCACAGAAGTATCTGTTACAGCGTTGACGTTAAACACTTTGTATGTAGTGTCAGCTGTTACTTTAAACAACATGGAATTAGCTGCATTAGCTGCAGTAATACCACCACCAGTTACGACTGTCCAGAAAGGTATTCCGGCTGCTGTAACTGCACCTGTTCCTTGAGTAATAGCTGTTCCTGAGAAAGCTATAGAACTGGTTGCTGCTGCTAAACCATTTTGCTGAGTTGATGGAATACCAAAAGGTGAACCACCATTGTCAGGACCAAGTAGAAGTCTTTCTGTATTAGTACCAACTAGATCTGCTGTTATAGGAGATGCTGGGAAAGAAGCAAGACCACCTGCAGGGTCATCTTGAGCAAGAGCTATAGACGCACCATAGATATATGCTGGTCTTGTTGAACTTGCCTTAACTACTAAACTTGTACGATCATCTCTAACACGATCACTGACTCTTCTATCTGGAGAAGGGACAGTTATACTGAAGCTCTTAAAACTAGCTTTATCAGCTGCTGCATTATTGACTTTTACGAAACCAATTTGCTCGAAAGCTTCAATGCCAGGCCAACCCTTAACACCTTCATGGTTGAAAGATGATAAACGATTAATTTGATTACCTGGTTCTAGGATTGCTCCTGCGTCACTTTTGTAAGTTGCCATTAGTTAATCCTCCTTATTCTGTAATTGTAAAGGAAGTGGTAATGAAGTCCTTATTCAAGTTTGCGAAACCAGCATATAACTGCCATATAAGAATGATAAATCTTGAGAAATCATCATTATTATTAATTAAAACTTGAGCGTTAGGACCACCGATACCAACACCAATTGCTTGTGGACCAAAGAACAATCCTGCTGGAGTTGTCTTTGTAGCTGCTCCGTTACCATCTCCAATATCGACCGAAATTGTCTTAGATGGGAAGTTTGTAGATTCAAAGAATCTTACTCCTTCAAACACGAATCCAGAAGGCATAACAGGCTCGCCTGCTACGAACTGAGCTTGTCCATACTGTCCACCAGCATAGATTGCTTGGTTAGGAGCACCGGCACCCATTAAAGGTGAACCTTGTCCCATTCCTGGATATCTTGCTACTTCACGGAAGCCTTGATCGGCTCTTAGATCTTTCATGAATGAAGGATCTGCAATACAGCGATAGTATCCGTCTGCGAAGACTGGTACATGACGCTTTCTTAGGCTCTTAACTACTTCAAGTAAGTCAGTCTTAACATTGAACTTAAAACGCTCAGAAGCATATTCTGTAGCTGAATAAGCATTAAGACCACCACCACCAGCTTTTGCTTTGCCGTTAGGGTAGTAGTAACCACCTTGTGTATCAGAAGATTGACCACGAGATTCAGATTTGAATAGCTCATCAATGAATACTCTGTCTCTCCATCTTCTGTAATCATCTAATAAAGTCAGTGAACCAATTGACTGATGGAACATATTAAGGTTCCCAGTATCAAGCAGCAAACGCTGAGCTGTCATTAGAGTTTCTCTAGCAATTTTAAATGTGCTAGGAAGAGTTGTGTTATTTGGGTCAGCAGGACCTGTATATTCTCTAAGAGATACAAGTACTTTATCCTTTACGATAGATCTGCTATTCGCTGTTCCGATAGTCTGGTCCTGAGTCCTCTCTCTAGAGGTCTTAGTTCCTGGATTACCAAAGAAGCGATAACGGTCTAACTGAACGGTCTGACCTGGCTGCTTGGTGAAGTCATGTACAACCACAGGCTCGGAAGCCATTTCAACGATATACGCTGGATGTGGTCTGTATAACTCGGCACCTAACAGCTTCGGAAAATCGTTATCTATAAACATTTTAGAAATTCAGCTAGGTTTGCTGATAGCGAACACTTTATTGTGTTCTTTGAAACTGGAAAATAAATTCCATTAAGTACAATTATACTTACCCTTAATAAACGAACTTATTTAAGTTTCTGGATTTATTACAGATTGAGTTGTAGTTCCGTCTAATTGGTTAGTTAAAGAATATGTTGTTGGTCTGACTACTCCAATACGTCCCATTGGATTTATATAACCATCTTCAGGTTGTAAATCAGGCTCGGAAGCTTTAGCCATTTCTGCTTCCATCATCATTTGAGTTAGAGCTTTTTCAGCTTTACCCTTAGCTTGTTTAGCTTTTGCGTTGTCCATTTACTTTTTACCTTTCTTTGATTCTAAAGGGGGCTGACCTACAGGTAACTGCATTAGTCCAGCGGCAGGAATAAATTGTGCCAAGAACATTTGTTCCTGACTTCTAATTACATCTTGAGTTTGCTCTGCAGCTCTCATGTTTTGTGGAGCTAATAATCCGTTAGCAGGTAAAGGAGAACCTGGCAAATTTAATTTTAGATATGAAGCATCTAAATCAGAAGGCATCTTTGCACCTTCTACAATTCTTGTATCTCCTTCTCTCATTCTTATATTTGCATATTCATCTCTATTACCAGCAGCGAGTTGTGACATAGTATCAGTGCCACCAAAACCTACTAACTGTGGAGAACCTATAGGTCCACCTGCAGTTCCTATCATATTTAAAAATTTATCCGCTTTATCCGAAGT